TTCAGAATGCCACCAAAGCCTGAGGGATTCCCGATGCGCCATGAAATGTCGGAGAACGCAATGGAGAAGTTGGTTCAGGACGTTGCCGACGTTCGGGCAGGACAGGCATTCTTTAATGATAGTGTACAGCGGATCGAGAAGAAGCTCGATGAAGTTGTGGATGAACATGGTGCCCGACTGCGGGCACTAGAGACTTACAAAGACAAGCAGCTAGGCCTTATGAGCCTAGCTGCGCTTCTCGGCGGAATTGTGACTTGGTCGTTTGATCACCTAAAGGCGATTTTTAAGTAAGCTATTGCAACCGCGATGCATTGGTTGTGAAGTATCTAATCTTGGTTGATTTGTCTATCCCAAGTAGAAATATCTGACCTGAGCCTTCGAGGATATCCACCACCCTACCGATAGAATGTATAGGCAGACGATCACGGGCAAATCTCGTGATCTTCTGCTCGCTCACGCCCCATTCGCCGTCGTGGAGTTGGATGAAGTGGAGGATTTCTTCCATGGCTTGGGCATCGGCCGATGTGGCACCGGCTTTGAAGATTTCTGGCATGGTGCGTTCGGCTTCTAATAGCCAGCTCATAGCGCGGTTGAAGTCGTCTTTGGTTAAGATGAGGGCATTTGAACGATCGACTGCGGATACCATAGAAAGTTTGTATAAGTGGGTTCGTCTCCGTGTAACGTAATGTATGAGTTTAGGGTGATTAGGTACCGGTTGTTCGCCAAGAGCTCGCCAATTATTGACAGCATCTCGGTAATCTTTTGTGACTTCAAATTGACCAATAAGCTCGTATATGATACCGATATCATGAGCAAGGTCTTCTGAGAATGTCTTTTCGACTTCTGCAAAGTCATCGCCAATGATCCTTTCGTCGGAGAACACCATAATCAGCCGTGAGGTGAACCCCTGTCCCCAAGCCTTTTCTGGCATAAGATCGGTCAGGTTCTGGGGAGTTGATCCGCAGAGCAGGTTGATCTGGGGGTTTTCGATTTTGATCTTAAGGTCGCTGGTGCGGCGGACCTGTTGGTATGGGGTCGGATCGTAGAAAGCCGAAAGCCCATCGATCATTTCGTTGTCATACTTATGGATAAACGCGCCGATTTCGTCGGCAAAGATCGACATGGAATTATAGTCCATCGGATCGTCGCCGGGGCGGATGATATTTCGCTTGGCCTTTACAAGGCTATCAACGAGGCTGGCAAACGTCATCGAGATTGGCGCAAGGTGGAATTCCGGGAGTTCGCGGACGTAGTGCTTACCCTCGTTGATGGTTCGGGTCTTGCCAACGCCAGGGTGGGCGACGAGGAAGGTATAGAGATTCGGGTAAAGCGGCCGGGAGGTCTGGAGCCAAACCTTCTGCTCAAGCGCAGACGCGATGGTATTGATTGCGGTCCACTTGCGGAAGATCGGCGGGGAATGGAGGTTAGCGGTTTGGTTTACGAAGGATTCGATCCAAGAGACTAGCTTCCTTTTTCCGCTTTCTGTCGTCATGCCCGTAGAAGTCTTTGAGCCCGTTTGGGTTCGTCTGCTCATTGTATTCGCCCTTGTTCCAACCTGTCTTGCAATCGTATGGGATTCGGAGTACACGGCCGTGGGAAAGCGGAACCGGGATTACAAGGTTTTCCATAAGGATTGGAACCACCCGGTCTTCGTCTTTCTCGGGATACATAAAGGTAAGGGCGTCGTGGTCATGCATCATGATGACGGCGATGCCTTGACGCCAGATGTTGATGAGGGCTTGGTTGACGATTTCGGCGAGGGAGGACTGGGGATCGTAGGCGATGGCTTCGCGAAGTGTGGATGGGTCAGAACGACGCCCGAAGAACCAGCGCTTGCGATTCATGAGCGAGATAAGGTAGCCCTTCTTACGGAGGGTTTCATCAACGTGGGCCTGCCAGCGCTGGTGGGCTGGGAAGGCTTCGAAGTATTTGGGTTGGAACTGGCGAACGAGGTCTAACTCGACTTTGGCTTGTTCCGCAAGAGTTTGAGGTTTTCCTCCGTAGTTAGAGCCATGTCCCAGTTTTTTACACATAAATCGATAAGTATAGTGGCGGTAGTAGGGTGATTCGGCAATGTGCTTGTCACGCTTGAGGTCACCTGTCCATCCAAGATTAGGCCACATAATTCTAGCAACGGCTGTGTGGGGATCGCCAGATTCACAGGCGTCAAGGAATTTTCCGTCATGAAAGAGGTTCCATTCTATTGCTCCGACGCAGAAGGACTCGCCGGATTTAGCGTCGCATTTAGCGAATTTATATCCTGTATCAGCAATGAAGATGCTACGGAGAGACTCTTCAACATTCTGGAGATTTCCTCCAGTTCCGAATTCGCTAATGCTAGATGAAAATCTTCCTGTAGAAGTGCCTGCGATGTTATACGATGTTCTAATTCTTCCATCTTCGTCAATTGCTGTCTTAAGCACAGAGATTTTATCGCCAAGTTCTGTAAGCAAATTAATGTGTTTAACGAGTTGCTCGGCAATCGGGTAGATTTCAAGTTTCTCTCTAGCTCCGCGGTCGACGGTGGGCCGTCCAGCTTTACGTATGGGGTGGATGCCGAGTTCGTCGTAGAAGAGGGTTTGGAGGTCGCGGGTGGAACGGTAGTTGAAGGTGGACATTCCGACGCCGTCGTGGACGATCCGAAGAAGGTTCGCTTCAAGGCGTTCCATAATTTCGTAGTATTCATCAATGACCTCGGCTTTGCGGACTTGGTCTACGAGGACTCCGCGCGCCCGCATTTCTAGGGTTGGGGCTTGTAGGGATTTGGAGAATTCGTAGGTCGTGGTTGTGATGTTGTCGAGTTGTGGGCGAAGGCCATCGAAGACGTCAAGGGTGACACAGCAGTCGAGGCCGTTGTAGACCATATCCCGATCCCATTCAGACAGGTCTTCTGGGGACATTTCGTGAGTGCGAATGATTCTCATTCTTCAAGTCTCATTACTTTTTGAACCGTAAACTGATAAGTTAGTATATCATAATCCATTCGATATACAAATCCATGTTCAGTGAATATTAATATGAAATCTCGATGATTTATAACTGCTACGATCTTGCCTGCCATGACTACGCTCCCCGCTTGATGGTTTCATCTTTCTTCCGCATATGCTTCCACGCGCCTTCGTCGGAATAAATCGAGCCAAGATAGCCAAGGCCTTTGAGAGATTCCGGTTGGAGGGCATGAGCCAGAAGCATGGTGTCTTCGGCTGCGCCCATGGTTTTTATTCCGTAGGCTCGCAGCAGGAAGGAGATATCGTAGACTCCGTTTTGGAAGAGTTTCGGGATACTTCCATCGCTAAGAACAGATCGAACAAGGTGCCAGCATTTAACTTCATCCTCTCGAGTCGGCCAATAACTTCCATCCTTTTTTCGTGCGTCATCGAAAGGAATGACGATCGCAACTGAGGCAGAGGTAGCAAAACCAATGCAAGTAACTCGTGATCCACTGGTTTCAATATCGACGGAAAGTAATCGGCATCCAGCGATATGGGTAGCGATGAATTCGGAAATGTCGCTGAGGCTAGGTTCGATCCATATTTCACGGGGAGGTCTCCTGATTTCGGGGTAGGCAGATTCACGTTTGGCTTTCATTAAGTCGGCGATTACGGTGGGGCGATTGTCCCACTGCCTAAGCACAGCACTAGGATGGTAAGTAGGAAGCAACTTAAAATCCAATGCAGTATGAGTCGATAAGAGGGTTGTTCCCCGGAGCTTCGAAATTCCTGTACGACCGGCCAGAGCCCATAGAGCAGAGTTCCCCAGACAAATGATGAGATTAGGGTCGATGTTAACAATCTCAGCAGAAAGCCTGTCGAGTTCATGTTCAAACTCCTGACGGACGTATTTGGATTTGACTAGCGCGGGGTATCCGGGGATGGCTTCGGCTTTTGGTCCGCAGAAATGTTCAAGGTCATTGCGGGGCGGATGGGAGTTGAAGACATTGGTGCGGACGACTTCGGGATGGAGTTGCCAGATGGCTTCGAGGCAAGAGGAATCAGATTGGGCGTAGTAGCGGTGTAGGTAATCGCGATCGGCGAAACCAAACTCGATCACTCCGGCTTCATTGAGCATGCGTAGAAGCTCAGCGCCAGATGGGCCGACGAAGGAAGTGTTGAGTCGGGCTTCGGCTTCACCACGGGCTTCGCCAACCAGTAATATTGGCTTCATAGAGACCTCATTACAAATTCGAGATTCTCAAAACCATCTACAAACGCAATGGGCTGGCGATCCTCGAAAACATGAACGCCATATCGAGTAACATTAACTGGATTACCTTCTTTATCAACAACGAGCATCAAAGCCCAACGCCCAACGCAAGGTTTGGGTTCTGTGATTGCAATACAAATTTGCATGTGACCATCGCGAGAACCATATCCACCCTTTACATGATACACATTGCCAATGCGAAGTGGCTCTTCTGCGCATTGAGTATCAAGTTCTACATGGATTTTCATGCCTCTCTCCATTAAGTTGGGTGGGGAATCGCTCCCCCACCCAGATTGGGTTTAGGCCTTCAATGTACGAGAAATTTCTGCGTACACGGTCTGGCCATCTTCACTTGGCCGATGCTTGACCAGCGCCCGAACTTCCGCGTTAACGACTTCGTCATTGCGGCTGCGGCGACTAGCCTCTTCGGTCAGGTCGAGCCCACAGTGTTCGTGGAATTCGTCCAGCCGATAGACGGCATCTTCGGTGAGATAGAACGTCAGGCGCAGGGTCTTGTTGTCGAGCCCGCCCATCTCAGCGAGGTCTTCTTCATCAACGTCGTCCTCAGGCGAGATTGGCTTTAGGGTGAACTGAACAAACGGGGTTCCTTTCTTACTGGACTTGTCGTAGGTCGGGGTGCCCTGAACCCGGCAGAGATAGGTGCCGGTGGGGATGGGCTTCGGCCGATCGATTTCTGTGGGCGACTCATCAAGGATGGATGCGAAGTTGGGCTTGTCGTTCATGGTTGGTTTCCTTAGAAGGGTATGTCGTCGTGAGTGTGTGTAGGTTGTTGGGGTTGTGTGGTTTGGTTGAGTTCTGCTCTCTTTTCGTGATTCTCCTCTTCCAGTCTGATTTCTTTTTGTAGAAGCTTTTCAATGTCGTAGCTAAAAGCACTTGAGCCTTGTACACGTGAAAGAGCTTCTAATGCTATTGCAAGATTTTTAATCTGCAATGTAGACATGGCTTATTTCCTGACCAACGTGACAGACTTAGGTTTCTCGACGGGCGTGTCACGGAGCGCCTCGAAGAGAGTCGCCAAACCAGTTTCGATAGGAAGGTCCTTGTCGACTTTATCTGGTCTGGGATTGGCAAGATCGATCATGGCATCGGATGCGGTTTGGATTGTGCGTTTGCCAGATTTGTTCTTGTAACGGATATATGTCGGAAAATATTGGGGAATCTTCGGGGAAAGCTTTTGGCCAATACCCTGCGGGAAGATTTTGGTGGTGCCATCGGGCAGGTCGATGTAACTGCCGTGGGCGATTACAATGAGGTTGGTGGCGAAGCCTCGTGAAGTCAACATTGCGAGGACCTTCTCAACATCGTCCTGAGCATTTCCATAGACGGCTCGTCCGTCGTAATCACCACTCTTTCCCCGTGGAATGATGGATTCATGGAAATCATAAGCTGCATCGCAAAGTCGTGAGAGCGAGTCAACAATAAGGATGCAGTCAGGGCCCCAGTCTGCTGGTCTTCCATAATCGACATCATCATATTTCCAATTATCGAGCAACTTAATAGCATTGATCCATGCTTTTGGCTTTCCATCGATTTGACTCCCACTTGCGCCGGCTTTGTATGCGTCGCGGACAGTGACGAACTCGACGTTCTCGATCTTGTCAGGACATTCTTCCATGATTTTGAACTTGAGAATGTCGAGTAGGTTGTCGAAGTCGAGGATGCGGAGTTTGTATCCGGCCTTCACGAGGGATACGAGCGATCCGGTTTTGCCGGATTTGGCGTCACCGATC